GCCCTGCTTCATTATCTCTTCTAATAATCGGGTTACGTATTTGTTTTGCTCGATTTGCGCATCTGAATTCTTTGCAATTCTTAGCACGGCGTAATACATTCGGATAGCCACATAGATAGATACCACGAAGGCCGCGGCGCATGCAATGAACAGGAAAAATTCAGTCTGGCTCATCTTGCTTCAGTTTAAATTATTTGTGCGTAGTGTGTTTTTTTCGTTCCAATGGGGAAGGTTTCCCCTTACTGACAGGATCGGTAACCCGTAGAACTACTTCCATTGCCTTCTCCTGGGCGGTTATTACCCGCTCCCGTTCATCCAGCAACTGCTGCTTTAGGTTACCGATTTCGGATTTTAGTTGGTCAATAATGCTTTGGTAGGTTTCGACGTTTTCTTGGACTTCACTAAAACTGTGATCGATAGGCTTCGGTTGATAAGGTTTGGATTGAGTTGTTGTATTTGTTTCGTTTGTTGGCCAAAGCCTGAAGTGGTCATAAAACTTTGATAGCGCCAACTCCTTTGGGTTTCTTGCGCCGCTTTCATACATGCGGTACAAAGCCTCGGAAACGCCCATTACATCGGCCATTTGCCGAACGGTGAGGCCCTCCGATAGTCTGATTTTTTTAAATATGTTACTCATAGGGCAGGTATTAAAATCCCCTTCAATAACCTTTTATTAACATAACATTTTTGCATTTGTTTTATATTTGCTTTCAGATACAAAAATAAAAGTACAACAAAAAATGAAACTAACGCCAATCGCCCTCGAAAAAATCAACACTCTTCCCATCCGAATGAAGATTGCTCTGGCTCTTGGAAAGTCGGAGTCATCAGTACGCCGTTACATCATCGACAACGACGATAGCCTTACCAAGGCCGCCGCGCTTGAGGTGATAAAAACGGAAACAGGTCTGACAGATGAAGAGATTTTAGAATCCTTAACCGAAACAACTCCCGCGTAAAATGGAAGCACTATGCCAATGCACCCGACCGAACTCTACCTGCGGCCTATGCCGTACGGAGGAGGAGAACATAGCCTTCAACGAAGAGAAGCAGCGCGAGATGTTTGATGACGTAGACGGGATGGATAACGAGGAAACCAACCCGCAAAAGTAATAACCATGTACACCACCAACTTAAACTACATGGAGTACTACTCCGATTGGAAGCGTGAGTTAGCCAATGCGAAGAACTTATTCGACATGAAGACGGTAGGTATTGTTGCCACGGCATTTATCAGTCAACTAAATGATTTATGGGACCAAGATCGCTTACCCATATCAGTAGTATCCGGCTTCATAGAAGAGGTAAATAGAAAGACTGAAGAGAAGCGGGAATCAATTATTAAAACCCTTAGTAACTAATGGAAATCACGCAACAACAACTACTCGACATCATTGAAATCACGGTAATACGTACGGTGGAGCAATTGAAGATTGTTGAACAACCTACGTACTTCCGAAGCAAGTCAGCACTGGCACGGCACGTGGGATGTAACCGCAGAACAATTGATTCAATGATCGACCGGGGCCAGGTTATCGTAGGTCGAGACGGTAGCTATAAACTCAACTCTAATATCAAAAATTAAAACATGACAGAGCAACAACAAATCACTTTCGAAACCATGAAGCGCTGGATTGCTTCATGTGTAACAACCGAGCAATTAGGAGTAACGCATGACGCCGTTATACAATTATACGATAACCGATACCATGCAGCAGGTTCACCGGAAAGCGAATTATTGCACAAGCAATGTATTGAGCGCAGCGTACAATTACGTGACGCCATTGGAGTACCTAAATCCGAAACACATAACCCAGACAGAAATTAATTTTTTAATCATAAAACGTAAAAACGATGACCATTCAAATCACGCACACGATTACATTAGCACCTGAGGTGCTGGCCCTCTTACAAGCATTTGTAGGAAAAAGCCAACCGGTTGCAACGGAAGCACCGAAAACAACTGCCAGAGCCACCGCAGCAAAACAAGAACCGGTTGCAGAAACCGCTTCACCGGTCGCAGAAACCACAGAGCGCGCAGCAGCATCTGTAGACATTAGCCTTGAGCAAGTACGAGCCGCGGTAGCAAGTAAACAAGCTACCAAGCGTACTGAACTCAAAGCCTTGTTAACCGAATTCGGTAGTGCAAACGTTACCGGATTGGACAAAGCGAAGTATGCTGATTTCCTTGACAAAGTAAATGCGCTGTAGTCATGGGATCACATGCAATACTATCACCTTCTTCCGCCTCTCGTTGGCTCACTTGCACGCCAAGTGCACGATTAGAACAGCCGTTCCCCGACCGTTCGGGGGCTGCTGCCTCCGAGGGCACATTGGCCCACAGTCTTGGTGAGTTGTTAATCTCACACAAAACCAAACGCATTCTTAACAAGCATTACAAAACTGCTTTAGCTGAAATCAAAGCGAACAGTCAGTTTGAGGACGCCATGTTCGATTACATGGACGAATACGCTACCTACGTAGTGGAGCAATACGCGAAAGCCCAGGCACATACTAAGGATGCTATTCTATTCCTTGAGCAAAAACTAGACTTAACGGATTATGTTCCCGAGGGGTTCGGCACCGGAGACGTAGTTATCATAGCCGACGGTGTTATGGATATTATCGATTTGAAATACGGAAAAGGTGTTCCAGTATATACAGAAGATAATAAGCAGATGAAGTTGTACAGTCTTGGAGCACTTCGGGAATTCGATTACATGTACGATATCCAAGTGGTAAGAATGACTATCTACCAACCACGTATTGACAATATCTCGACGTTCGAAATATCTGTAGGAGAACTTCATCATTGGGCCGAGAACGAACTTAAACCACTTGCAGTATTAGCTTTTGCGGGCGCCGGCGAATTCGTACCAGGAGAGGCTTGTCGATTCTGCAAAGCTGCTGCAATATGCGTAGCCAATGCGGACTACAATTTGGAAATAGCTAAGTACGAATTCCAGGACGGGGCTTTACTCAGTGACGAAGCTGTGTCGGATATACTCACTCGTTCCAAGTTATTTACTACCTGGTTAAATGCGGTAGAAGAACATGCGCAACACGAGGCCGTGGTGAATGGTAAAAAATGGCCGGGTTATAAACTGGTTGAGGGTAGAAGCAATCGAGTGTACTTGGATGAGGCCAAAGTAGCAGAGGTACTTCTTGCGCAAGGGCTTAAAGAAGACAACATCTATTCTCCACGAAAAGTGCTCGGTATTACCGCTATGGAGAAAGAACTGGGCAAATCTGACTTTGCTACCTACCTCTCCTCTCTTGTAATAAAACCCGCAGGTAAACCGACTCTTGCTCCCGTAACAGACAAGCGTCCGGAGTACAACAGCAACGAAGGCGCGGCTGCGGACTTTGCCGAAGTAGTCAATGAAGACTTAATGTAAATTTTTCACAATCAATTTTTTATAAACAATCAAAACGTAAAAACGATGAACGCAACAACAGAAAATGTCCAATCAACAAAAGTTGTAACAGGGCAAGTGAGATTTAGTTATCTCCACATTTGGGAACCTTCTGCAGTCCAAGAAGGGCAGGAAAAGAAGTTTTCAGCTTCTCTGATAATCCCGAAAAGCGATAAGGATACGATCGCTAAAATTGAAGCCGCGGTTTCCGCCGCCAGAGAACAAGGTAAAGGTAAGTGGGGTGGTAAGATACCCGCTAAACTTAAACTACCTCTTCGTGATGGCGATGAAGAGCGTCCGGAAGATGAAGCCTATGCAGGTTGTTATTTCTTAAACGCGAACGCTAAGACCCGTCCGGGTATTGTTGACAAATTCGCAAACCCTATCATGAATCAAGACGAGGTGTACAGTGGGTGTTACGGACGAGCAAGTATCACCTTCTTCGCTTACGATTCCAACGGAAGTAAAGGTATTGCTTGCGGGTTAAATCATCTGATGAAAACTAAAGATGGTGAAGCATTAGGTGGGCGTAGTACCGCTGAAAGCGATTTTGCCGAGGTTATCGGAGTAGAGGAAGACGACCTTTTAGGGTAAAACATTGCTCTTCGGAGCGATAGGCAGCACATGCCTTGCCGCAGCTGGTTGGCCAAAGTTAAATGTGTAAACGAGCCGTAACGGGAGTTCGCGTAAGAAACTCCCACCCACGCGAGGTAATTCAGTGGTAGAAGAACAGGCTCATATCCTGTTACGTCACGGGTTCGATTCCCGTCCTCGCAAC